TATTTTTATGTTGGTCGTATTCAAGATGTTGGAGATTATACAAATGATCCTGATGCACCTTTTAGATTTTTACCGTGTACAGTTTCAGGACTTGCATATTATATTGGTCAAGAAGTTGCACCAGAGAGATCACAAGAATTAGAAAGAAGATATGAAGCAGAATTACAAAGAGCGTTGACTGAAGATAGTCAATCAACTTCCGTAAATATTGTGCCTCGTAGTTTCTATGTAGGTTAATATGACCTTTGCAAATGGTAATCGATCATTAGCTATATGTGATAGATGCGGACAGCAATACAAATATTTACAGTTACGACAAGAATGGAATGGACTATTTACTTGTCCCTCATGTTTTGAACCCAAACATCCACAACTAGATCCACCATATCATCCTGCTGATCCAATAGCACTTAGAGATCCTAGACCTGCAAGACAAGAGCCAGTTGTTGTCAATGTAGGAGGACCAGTGGATTCAGCGTTTGAATCAGATGGTATGCAACCAGCTACTGAAATCAGAGAGTTGATTATGGGTTCAAGTGTTGGTACAGTAAGCGTGGTGATATCATGAATTATTCTGAACTTTTAGATAATGTAAGAAACTATACAGAGGTGACATCTGATGTCTTATCTAACTCTGTAATTAATGTTTTCCTTACAAATATTGAAAATCAAATTGATAGACTGATAGACACTGACGCACAAAGAAGATACGCAACATCCACATTTGAAGCTAACAACAGTTTTTTAGATGTTTCAGGGCCAGAAGGTGGATTTAGATTTGCAAGAGGTTTACAAATACATGGATCTGATGGGACTATATCTTGGATGGAGCAAAGAGATGCTACCTTTATAGATGAATATGCAAAAGAAAGATCTACAACAGATAGTGATTTTACAGGTCAGCCTAAATATTGGGCTAACTGGGATGCAACAACATTAATTGTAGCTCCCACCCCCAACACTGCTTACACGGTAGAAATGTGGTATGACGAGACACCAGAGCGTTTAGGTAATGGTTCTGGAACAACATCTACCACAACTTTCGTTTCAAACAATGCACCAGAGGTTTTATTGTATGGAGTATTATCTGAAACTTTTTCATACTTGAAAAACGTTCAAGATATGCAATTATACACCCAGAAGTTCCAAACCGCTTTACAAGCTTTTGCTAATGAGCAGATGGGACGTAAACGAAGAGATGAGTATGTAGACGGAGTGCTAAGAGTACCACTACCTTCTGCAGACCCTAAAGCCTAAGGAGGGCATAAAACATGGCAATAAACCAAGCAGTCTGTGCTTCCTTTAAACAGCAGTTGCTTCAAGGGGATCATGACATTGATAATGATACTATCAATCTTGCCCTTTATACAGATTCTGCAACTTTAAACGGAAACACAACAGCCTACTCAGCAACCAATGAAGTAGGTAATTCAGGAACATATGCAGCAGGTGGTGCAACTTTAACAGGTGCTACTGTTGGATTAACAGCAACTAGTGTTACAGCATCTACAGCATTTGTTGATTTTGCAAACGCAAGTTTTACATCAGCAACAATTTCTGCTCAAGCAGCTTTAATCTATAACAGATCATCAGCCGCTACTAATGCAGCTATTGCAGTTCTTGATTTTGGAAGTGTAAAGACATCAACAAACGGTACATTCACAATCGCATTCCCAACTAACGATAAAGACAGTGCTATATTAAGACTATCTTAATTTAGCGGAGCATTACCATGGCGGATGCTTGGAATGAGGGCACGTGGGGACAAGGCTTTTGGGGCCAACAAAGCTCGATCACAGTATCTGTTACTGGGTTATCGACAACAGCAGCGTTAGGCACAGAGTCAGTTGTTGCCGATAGTTTAGTAACATTAGATTCTCTTCAATCAACTTTTACTATAGGCACAGCGACGGCAGAGCAACAATCTGTCTTTTCTTTAACCGGGGTTTCATCTCAATTTAACTTAGGCACTGTTAGTGTTGAAGAAGGAGCAGGAGTCACTCTTGCGAGTTTAACAACATCTTTTGCTACAGGCACAGAAACTGCATCAGGAACAGTAGATGCAGGTTGGGGAAGATCTACATGGGGATCTTTTGCTTGGAATGAAAACATAACACAAGAGGTCAGCGTCACAGGAGTGACTATGGCCACAACTCTAGGCACTACAACTCAAGAAGTTGGTACAGGTGTCATCGTTTCCCCAACAGGTCTTTCGATAACAGGAGCTTTAGGCACAACATCACAAACAGGAACAGCCGTAGAAACTCTTGATAGTCTTTCTGTGGGTGTTGCTCTTTCTGGAGCGACAGTATCAGGTGAGGGTAGTGTTGCTGTCATAGCACCTTCTGATCAATTAGATTTCGCTATCGGAACTCCTGTCATTGATATCTTTACACAGATAGATCCTGTACCAGTTACAATGACTGCCACTCTTGGAACCGCAGTCGCAGAAGCAGATGCTTTGGTTACTCTTGGTAGCTTATCTTCATCATTTGCAACAGGAACAGAGACTGTTGAGGTGGGAACTGGTGTAATTGTAAGCGTTTCTACTGTCGCAATGAGTTTTGCCACAGGCACGGAAACAGTTGAAGCTGGATCTATAGTTAATGTGACAGGTCTTGACTTATCTATAGTAGCAGGTAATCCTTTCTCTACACCATGGGCTAATGTGGTGACAGGAGCAAGTAATACATGGACAGAGGTAGATGCAGCATAAAAAAATGTTTGCGTGGATAACAAAAAAAGATATATTTTAGAGAGGTAAAAACATGTCAAGTACATATTCAGATAGACTCAAACTAGAACTCATGGCCACTGGCGCTAATGCCAATACATGGGGCACTAATACCAATAATAACTTAGAAGTTTTAGATGCCTTTTCGGCAGGATATTTATCAAAATCAGTTGCTGGATCAGCTAATATTACACTTACAACAGCTAATGCATCGGACACTGCCGAAGCATCAAATAAAGTAATTGAACTTACAGGTGCACTAACTGGAGATATTGTTGTCTTTATTCCTGCTGTTGAAAGTAATTACACTTTTTTCAATAATACTACAGGTTCTCAAACCTTAACCATTGCAGCTACAGGACATACAGCCAATGGTACTCAAATTACACAAGGTGCACACACCACTGTTTATTGTGATGGAACATCAGATTTTAATGTAGAAATTGCAAGTTCAACAGATGCTGGTGCATTAAACAAAGGCACTTTACCAGATGCAAGATTTCCTGCTACCTTACCCGCAGTAAGTGGAGCAAACTTAACAAATTTAGACGCAGCAGATTTAGCCTCAGGCACAATTCCAGATGCTAGATTTCCTGCAACATTGCCAGCACTTAATGGCTCTGCCCTTACAGATTTGAATGCAACTGCTCTTGCTTCAGGAACTGTTAACAATGCTAGATTAGACACTGTTCCAACAACAAAAGGTGGAACAGGACTCACTTCTCTTGGTTC